TTTCGAGCGGGACCTTGGGGATCGTTGTTCCCCTGTAGTCCGGCCCACCCTCTGAGGGGGCCACGGCAGCCTCTTCAGCGAGGAAGCCTTTGAAGAAGGCTGCTACGCGAGGGGCATCGTGCCGCTCCCAAGCTACCTTCAACATATTATGACGAATATCACCCGAGTACGGATCGGGCAACGCCAGCCATTGCAAAAACTCTGGATTAACATTTTGTTCGCGCCAATCTGGCACGCTGCGGTCTAATGTTTCAGTCATACGCGACTGCGCGTCTTGCGCAACGTAATTACCGACACCTTTTAACTGAGACTTAAGACTAGCAATCTCGTCTTCGTATTTCTTAAATACAGGCAAGAGCTCTTCGCGTGCTTTTTTACCAACAACGCCAAGGAAATCTGCGCCGTAATCAGCTTCCTCTTCAGGCGTTAATAAGCGTTCAGCCTTAAGCTCATTACTTTCCGAACGCTCTTGAGGCTGAGACTGAAGCGAGGCAAGCATGCGCTCTAGGCTTGCAATTCTCTCAGACTGAGAACTGAGTTGTTGTTGAGCGCGTTCAAAGCGCCCTTTCATTGAACTATAGCGCGCTTGAAGCGTTTCTTCGCTTACTTGCGGGGTAGCTTCAGGGGCTTTTGTTACGGTTTCAGGTGGTTTTGTTGTAAGAGGAGTTTCCGTTAAACCAGTTTCTTGAACTGTTTCTTCAGCGGGCTTTTCAACATTCTCTTGAGGCTCAGCCTCTACTTTATAAACTTGATTATGCAATTCATCAGCAGCAGCGCCTAGCGCTTTTACAGCCTCTGGAATTTTTACGGATGGATCTACTGGCGCTAAATTTCTATTTTTCATTTGCGTTTCTCCGTTATCTGGTCGGCGGTTTTTAAACACGTCTCGAGCATCCGCAGGAGCGAGGCGCTTTCGCGTGCTCGGCCTTGCGCGATGAAGAGGCTGTCAACCGGCGACGAGACACACTCGTCACGTCTGTGATTGGAAAGAAGTGAGAGGGCTTCTATTAAAGCGCTCCACTCATCGGGGGATCTACGCGCAACGCTTGCCGCGCGCAGAGCTATTTGTCTCGTAATCTCTGCTTCTGTCACATAAACCCGCGTGTCGAGTTCGTGATCATGATCAGAGGCGACGGACCTGACTGAGCGCCTTGCTCAACTTTCTTACCGTAGAAGTTGCCCATACGCTGATACAAATCACCACCTGTAATGGTCGCTTTAGCAAAGCGATTAGGCAAAACTTCTTCGGCAACGCACTTACCTTCGCGGTAAGATTTGACGCCTTTGAGTTTCATTACTGGCCGTCCTTTGCGGTGCGACCGGCTACTGCTGGACGGGCTGAGCCCTTGCCAAACATTTTGCCTGAACCGCCCATAGGAAATTTACCGCCGTTGCCCGTCGTCACTTTGCCTGTGACGCCAGGAGCTTTAGGGCCAGCGTATTGACGACCAACGTCTGCGTTCTTACCGCCAGACGGAAACTTACCGCCTGTGCTTTTGCTTGATGCTTTTGCCATTATCCCACGCCTCCAGCTATACGCGTGCGCGGACCCATGTCCGCAGTTGCATTGCCGCCTGCAGGAGCTTGTCCCCCTTGGGCCTCGGCGGCGTTCTGACCCATCCCGGCGTGGCCGGGCATCCCTTGCATTTGCGCAGCGGCTGCGGCTTGCGCTTGCATTTGATTGAGCTCGTCTTCGCTTGGAACAATCTCTTCGCCGTCCAAACCAATCGTGCCAGCAACTGACCGTAGAATTGCTGCGCGGCCTTTTGGCCCAACAATCTGACTGTCGATTGGATTTGCGGTGATCTGCAAAAATTCAAGCTGACGTGAGCGTTGTGTTTCACGCTGCACAGCAACGTTTACGCCCATAACTTTGATTTGCTCTTCGCCGTTTAAAAGACCGGATTGATCTGTCAGCATCAGCATGTCGAAGAGCTGCTGAAGTAAAGGCGCAAGAACGTCGCGATCAATATTAGCCGCAACAGTCTGTAGGACTTTTGAAGCGTTATTCATCAGCATCGACAGGCCAGATGCTGTTCGACCCGCGCCAGCGCCAGCGCCGCCACCCGTTACATATTTAGGAATAGCTGAAATATCGTCCGCAAGATTGTTCAGCCATTGATAAACTTGCATCAAATCCTGAGAATTGCTGCTTGGCTGAAAGAATGTGATTGGCGCTTGGCCTGAGTTGGTAAGCGGATCATTCTGAACAAACCAACGTTTCCACGGATACAGCTCCTCACCGTCCTCGTTAGGAGCTAACCGCTCGGCGTTCACGACAACCTGTGGACCGCTTGAGATTGTCAGGTTGTTAATTAATGAACGCAACGTAGCGTTTGTGGCTTCTTGAATGTCCGCGAGGATGTCGGTCAGCCCATTGCCTAGCGGCGTTCCCGGCACCTTTTCGAAAGACGTAATGAAATAGGGATGGCGTTTACGCGGAGAAGGGGAAACTTGTACTTTAATGACGTGATTGCCGATTATCCACGCTTGAACGTAATAATCACGCAACTCGTCTTCGATCTGCTTTTTGTCCATGCCGTAATCAAGCAGCATGCGACCTTGAACATTTCCGTGAAACTCAAGGCATGTAAGCATGCCCGACCGATTCATAAACGGATTCTCACGGCTCTCCATGATTGCCCGCTCAGTATCCGTCGAGTCCCAATTATCAGCCAGACCACCGCGACCATACTCATCAAGTACAGCGCGAATTTCGTCGTGATTATAGCCAGGAAGATCGAGTAGATCGTTGAGATCAGCGCGCGTAATGCGCGTTTTTTCTATGACCGCCGCGTCTTCGATGTCCGCGACGCCGGGCGTCCACCAGATGTCAAACGGCGATACACGGTTCCAAAAAAGGCGAGCCTTCTGCTCAATACTCGGCTGTCCGTCTTTCCATGCAACAGTCGGTACGATCTTAACGACCGGACCTTTGATACAGGCAAACGGGAAAATTGGCAGGTCAACAAGAAATTCAGCCAGCGCTTTATAGAAACCGCCCTGATCAAGAAGCTCGTCAATCTTGTCTTCAGCGATCTCAGCTTGACGCTTTGCTTTTTTCTTAGCTGCTTCACGCGCGCCCTCCATGAGCTGCATGACGCGGTCGCGGATCATATCGACGCCAACCTGCGCGCCGGATGCCTGCACTTGACCTATTTCAGCCTGCACAAACGAATTAATCTGCTGAACAATGTCTTCTGGAATGTCTGGATCAGATGGTGGCTCAAGACCCCAGCTACGTTCAGGCGCTAAATAAACATCACGTAATAGTGAAGAAGCGCCTCTGCATTTCATTGCAATCATGCGCGCGTAAACTTCAGACCCACCAAACTTTCTAATTTCCGCAAGTTTTGTTGGATCGTATGTGCCGTTAAAAGCACGAAGCGCAACTAATAAACGATTACTCCAACCAGCCGCCATATCATTACGGTGATTGCGATACGTTTCATATGTTGTGCGAATAAAAGCCCCTAAATCGCTTATCTCTGGTTGAGTTTCAGCGTCTTCAGCTTTGGCTTTATCTTTTGCTTGACGCGCCAATGCGGCTTCCAGCTCCGCTGGACCAACAACACGTAGCACGCCTCTTTGCGGTAATGTATCAACCATATAGTACGAAATACTGTAATTATAGTGTATAAGAAAGTACGTTTCCCCAACGGAGTGCTACCTTGGACGTCGTCAAGTTAGAAGCGAAAGACGTTAGCGAGTTAACCTTGCTAAAACTTTCGAGAGAAATTGCGCGCGACATACATCCAATCGAAAATATACTTGAACGATTTGGAATTGACGCGGAACTATGGTCAGACATACGCACCATGCCGCGCTTCATTTCGTTTCTTCAACACGAAGTTGAAACTTGGAACAGCGCTCCAAACACGTCCGAACGTGTAAAAATAAAATCTCTTTCTTTTGTTGAAGAGCTGCTTCCCGAGATGTACGAGCGCGCTCATGACCCCCGCGAAACACTCTCTTCCAAGGTTGAATTGTTAAAAACTGTTGGAAGATTTGGCGGCGTCGGGGTGTCAATGAGCGAGGGCGGCATCGGTGAAAAGCTCTCCGTCACCATCAATCTTGGCGCTGATAAAGAACTCAAATTCGAAAAGGACGTCACGCCTCCGGTCGTGGGCGTATTGGGAGAATGAAGCAAATAAATTTCAACGCGCCGCCAACGGTTGCGCGGTTTATGAAATCAGAAGCCTTTTTTCGTGTAATTGCTGGCCCTGTTGGTTCTGGAAAGACGACAGGGTGTTTGTTTGAGCTCTTTCGTCGCGCGTGTGAGCAAGCGCCAGCGCCAGATGGGTATCGCTACACACGATTTGCTATCGTCCGCCAAACCCTAAAACAATTAAAAGATACAGTTTTAAAAGATATTACGGGTTGGCTTCAGGGTATTGCCGAATACAAAGTTAGTGAAAATACCGTTCATATCCGCATCGGTGACGTGATCTCGGAATGGTTGTTGATCCCGTTAGACAGTCCCGAAGACCAGCGACGTTTGCTGTCGTTGCAGTTGACGGGCGCGTGGATGTCTGAGTCCATTGAGATGGACTACACAATTGTTTCGCCGTTAGCCGGTCGTATCGGACGTTACCCGTCAGGTAATCTAGGGTCGCCAAGCTGGTTTGGCATGATTGCGGACACCAACATGCCATCGGAAGGGTCGGATTGGCACAAGGTCATGACTGAGCCACCGCCGGATACGCAGATATTCATTCAACCGGGCGGCATGGAAGCCGACGCTGAGAACCTCGAATATCTGGTTCAGACAGCCGATACGGTCAAACTCGATCTGACTGATCCAGATCAGCGCGCTAAAAGGCGCGAGCAGGGGCGCACCTATTATGAACGCTTTATTCGTAATAACTCGCCAGATTGGTGTCGCCGTTACGTTCACGCTCAGTTTGGCGACGACCCTAGTGGGTCTGCTGTATTTCGCGAAAGTTTCAAACACTCGTTCCACGTCGTGGAAGACCTCGAACCTGTGGCGTCGTTTCCGCTCTTAGTTGGTCAGGATTTTGGTCGCGATCCTTGTTCTATCATTTGCCAGCTCGATCACCGTGGCAGGTTGTTAGTTTTGCAGGAAGTCGTAGCCGAAGATATTGGACTTGAGCTGCATATTGAACGCGCATTACGCCCGACGCTTCTACAAGATCGCTACTTGGGTAAATCTATTGCAGTTATTGGCGACCCCTCCGGCGTGGCCAAGAGCTCTATCTACGAAGAGTCCACGTTTGACGTGATGAAGCGCATGGGGTTCATGGCTTTTCCAGCCCCAACCAACGACATTGCGCAGCGCCTGCGCGCGGTCGAAGCGTTTCTATTAGCGCAGCGTGAGGGCGGACCAGCGTTTCTAATTGACGGCAAGAAGTGCCCGATAACCGTTCGCGCGCTTAATGGCGGTTATCGCTTCGCTAAAACGCGTTTAGGCGTGCGTAAGCCGCTACCCGACAAAAACGAATACAGCCATATTGCGGACGCGCTTCAGTATGCGTGTCTGGCTGCTCATGGCGGCATGGTGGGGATGATCGGAAATAGATTGGGCGGTCGAATGAGGAACTTCGACCGCCCCAAAGTATCTAAACTTGGCTGGACTTAAGCTGCTACTTCTGACGGGACAGGGTAGCTGATCACTTCAGTTGAAGCTGAACCCGGCTTCAGAATATTCATAGCCGTGTTCCAGACATTAGGATTACCAAGAAGCGCTTCTGGTGGGTCAAAAGAGAAGTTAGCAAAAAACTCTTTTGTCTCACCGTCAACGTCCCATTCGCTGTGGAACTTATGACCGTCCAGGGACCAACGAACCAATTTGGGCTGTCCGTCTAGCTGGTCAAGGTTCTTAATACGCTCGTCATCTGCCATGTTCCACGAAATGCTGTCGCTCATTTGAAGCCTCCTGCACAGAAACTAAATTGGCATTAATCCAATTTGTCACGTCTGTACACCGATAGAAGATACTTCGTCCGAGTTTCACAAAATCCGGCCCCTTACGCTCCGCACGCCACATAGCAAGCGTATGTTCAGTCACTTCAAGGGACCTTGCGACCTCTTCTGTTGTCATTATCCCTAGCTGCGCACGTAGTTCTTGCCCCATAACGCCCTCTCTTTTTCTTGGTTCCAGTATCCAAAACACGCAAAACTGACGCTCTAGTTACATATTAGCTAGTATTACTACTTCTGATCAAGCTATTTATTTAGACAATACTCTCATAAATTCAGTAGGTTATTTGTAAGTTTAACAAAAGTATTACATGCGTTCCATAAAAGTTAACAAAAAGTTAATAAAACAGTAACCCTCGTTTTGGAACCAATTTGGAACCAAATTCG